GAATCGTCGATCGTTGTTGTTCAGGACGATCGTGCAAGTCCCGGCTCGGAACGAAGAGAACTGATCCGACCTACCCCTATTGATAGTAAGGCTCTGAATGTACGGTGAGATGTCGATTCCTTCGAGCGTCCCGTCGAGAACATCGTCTCCGTTGAGTTGGCTGCTATCTAGCGTAAACTCTCTTACGACGAATCCGAGAGCGGCGATAGCCGTTATCTGTTCTCCGAAGACGAGCGTTGTCGCCATCGTTAGATGACACCTAAGAACGCACCGACAGGAATCGGAATAGTTCCGTTGCTACGCAGGTACGCTCCGAGCGCATCGACGATCTCTGTTCCTACTTCGGTCGGATTTGTGAACGGACTTGTCTCTACCTTGATCTCGATCTTGCCCGTACCGCCGCCACCCGTTACGCCTGCGGCGGAGATAGCCGCAGTACCTTCCGAGATAACTCCGCCCGGCCCAACCGAAACTCCAAGAGCCGCAGCAGCAGCGTTCTGAATACCAGCCTTCGTCTTACCCTGAATCTCTAAGAGAGCCTTCTGCGCTTCGATGAGATCGTACATCGCATCTTTCTCTCGACGGAGTGCGTCAGCCAAAGAATCCGACGCATCGGCTTGGTCCCGTTTCGCTGTTTCGAGTTCTTTCAGGGCGGCATCATAGATAGCCGAACCGACCGCCGCTCCGTAAGTAATCTCGTTGAGATTCTTCTGTGCGGCTGACTGTTCTTCCGTAGCCTGACGCTGAGCGTCGAGCGCATCGGTAACGGCATACTTCGCCCGTTCCAGATTCCGTTCCGCTTCCGCTATCTGATCTGGCGTAGCCGTAGCGTTCCGCTCGTCAGCGAGTCTTCTCTCCGCATCTTTCACGCTTAGAACCGCATCAGAGACGGCGAGTTTCGCTTCCGCCAAGTCGATCTCCGCTCGACGAATAGCGATAGGTGATGCGGCCGGGTCGAGACGGAGTTCCGCCAACTCCCGTTCGGCATCGGTTACACGGAAGTTTGCTTCTTCGACTCCGTACTTCGAGCGTTCCAGAGAGCGTTCTGCGCTACCAACTTTGTCTGCGTCAGCCTGCTTCGAACGAAGATCGGCTAACGCTTTCTCCGCTTCCTTTACGCCACGAACCGCATCAGCAACTTGTAAGCCAGAATCTCTTACGCCACGCTGAGCGTCAGCGAATCGTCGAGCAGCGTCGATACTTTCCTTCGCCGTAGCAGGGAATCCTTTGACGACCATATCGAAACGAGCCTGAGCGTCGGTCGTCGCTTGTGTCTTCTCTCGAAGAGCCATCTGAGCCTTAGCGACCGACTTAGTTGCGTCGTCGGCGGAGCGTGTAGCGTCACGAGCCGAACGCAGTTTGTCGGTGTAAGTCTTCATCGCATCAGCGACTTCCTTTACTTTGCCGCCTGCTCCGCCTGCCGCTCCCTGCAACTCTTTCAGTTTCGCTGCGAACTCCGCTTGTAGTTGCGCCGCCGTCTTCGTCGCCGTAGTAGTAGCACCATAACCTTTCAGCAATGGTCCGATAAACGGCTGAACGACATTAGAAGTCCCGGCCGCAGCCTGACGAGCCGCCTGTTCTAACGCACGGAGTTCTCCCTGAGTTACATTCGCAGCAGCCGCAGCACCGAGAACATCGTTACGGAAGTTATTGAAAGCAGTAGTAACCGAATCGGTGCTGACTTGTAACACGCTTAGCCCGTCGATCATTCCTTTGAATGATTCAGCCGTCTCTTTATAAGCAGAGAAAGAACGGGTCGAGATCAGGACGAACGCCGAAGCAACTGCTCCAAGCACATACAAGATCGGCTTGCCGACCGTGACGAACAAGTTTCCGAGAGTGACGAGTCCCTTCGCAACAGGTTCTAATGCGTTGATTACTCGTAGCCCGAAGTCGCCTGCGGTAGCCGCAGCAGCGATCAGGGCATCTCGGAGTCCGCCGCCGCTAGCCAACTTGTCGGAGAACGCTTGAATAACGGGAACAACCTTCGTCTGAATAAACGCCACGACCCTTTCTAAGAACGGAAGAAGTGCGTAGCCGATTCCTTCCACCGCTTCACCGAGCGAGACTTGAAGGATACGGAGCCGACCGCTGAAAGTATCGGCGGCATCGGCAGCCGCACCACCGAACTGTTCATTCAGAGTCTTTACTACTTCGGAAAGATTCTTTGACTTTACGACGCTTTGTTCGAGCGGCACTCCGAGTTTCGTTAGCGCACCGACATTACCCGTGAACGCTTTACCGAGAGCGAGAGAAACGCTCTCCAAGTCTTTGCCCGTCGCTGCCGAGATATCGAGCGCAAGATTCAGTTGGCTTTGAGCGAAAGAAACATCTCCCGTAGCACGAACTAGGTTCGCCATAGCCGGGCGGAGTTCGTCGTCGGTAACGCCCGTCAGCATCATTTGTTTCGAGATGTGTTGCTCGACGGCGGCGATCTGTTCGTCAGTCGCTCCCGTAGTTCTACGCAACTGATCGGCAAGTTTCTTCTGACTCTGCTCGTCCTGAGCCGCAGCCTGAGCCGCTCCGAACGCTGCGGTGGCTACCGCTCCGAACGCAGCAGCACCAGCGAGAGCCACCGTCTTGAAAGACGGCAACATATCTGTTACCCGTTTGCCTAATGTTTGCGCGCCATCGCCCGTCGCTTTCAGAGCGGCGAGCGCACCCGTCGCTTTACCGAGAATGACTAAGGAAAGTTTGCGCTCTGCCATATCAGGTAGATACTATGCGGCGGATTCGCCGCTGTCTGGAAACGCATTACCGATCATCTTGTCGATGAACTCTTGATATGACTTACTAATATCCGCTTGCGTCATCGTCACCGCACGATATAAGAACTGATCTTTCCCTTTCTGCCACGGTGTCGATGGCTGACCTTTCGCACGAAACTGATTCCAGCCACGAATAACTACGAGCGCACCGTTCGAACGCCGTTTGAGTTCGACACGCTGACCACCTTCGAACGCCGTGACCGTCTTGCCTGAACGGGTAACGAACTGCCGCTCGACATTCGTAGCGACTTTCAGAATGCTCTCACCCTCACGAACGATCGTCGCCCGTCTCCGACCACGAGCGTTACTTCTCGACTTGATGAGCCGCCGCTGATCGGTGTACGAACCGAAGTTCGCTCCGCCTGCGTAGGGGACTTTCGCACTTCCCATCGTCACTTTGACTTGTTGAGTGCTGCTCGAAGTTTCTAGCGTCCCGGCCGCACGGCGTTCCTGTTTCGTATTAGCCAGAGCCTTAGCGGTACGAATGACGATCTTCGCCACCCGTTCGTTCGCTTCCTTTATAAGTGCGTCCGCCGCACCCTTATCACGAGCCTTGCGGATATCAGCGAGAAACTCGTTCAGACCGAGAACGACGACAGCACCGTAGTTGTCTTGCTGACCGATGATCTCAGGGATAGCAGCCACGACCTACCGCCTGCGAGCGAGTCGCTCGTTGCGTTTCTTGATATAGGCGATCATCGTCATCATCATCGTTTCACCTTCCGCTATAAGAACGGACGGTGCGATGCCCGTCTCTACCGCAAGAGCGGCGACGAGCCAAGTAGCGGAATCGTCCCCTAGTTTGGGGTATCACCGCCGCCACTCGACTCTCCGAGTTCGACGGTTTCGACAGTTTCGAGCCACTCAGGATCGAACTTCTTGTCGGTGTTCTTCGCACGAGTTTCCGCAGACCAAGCAAGCCAAGCAAGATCGGTGAGTCGGAAGTCGTGTTCGAAACGGGAAACGCTCCGAGACCAAGTGCGTTCGAACTGAACGAAGTCTGCGAAGACGGCTGTGACATCTCGCTTGTCTCCGTTCGTGTAGGTAACGGTGAGCGGTAGTTTCATTTGTCGTTTCCCTTCTCGCTTCGCTAGATCACGAAGTCGCTTTGACGAGTGAGCCACCTTGGAACGAGAGTTCAGTCGTGCCGAGTTCTCCAACCGCACCATTGATCGGTGTGTGTGCTGAGAGATAGCAACCCGTAATCGTGTAGGACGGATTCGTTGCCGATACGGTCGTGTTGAACGGTTTGAATCCGATAGTCGTCTGCTGACCGACTAGCGGATACACGGTGGCTTCGACATTCGCCGCAGCGAAGTCCTGTTGGAGCGAAACATCGCAAGTCACATTGCCCAGACCTGCTTGGAACTTGCGGAACGAATCACCGAACGCAGTGACTTCGACGGCTTCCTTCTCATAGTTGATGGTCACGCTCGTAGCACGGCTCTGCAAATCCACGCTGTTGATGGTGACGACGACATCGGTGAGAACGATCTGTGCCATAGGTTCTAGTCCTGCTCTTTCTTGTCTTGCTTCCGGCCGCTAGCGGTTACGGTTTCGAGTTGTTCGCCAGCCAGCAGTGCTTCCACATTCAGACCGACGAGATCGGATTCGGAGACGAGC